TATCTTATAGTTGGCGATATTTGATGTTGTTGTATTTCTATTGGGTCTATCATTTGTTCACCATTCATTAAATCAGGAAGAGGGTCTTTTTTAATAAAGACTAAATCACTTATCAGAAAAGTCTTTTTCTTCGGGTGTGATGTTTTTGCTTTCAATATTTTCATCTTTTTTTAACATCTTCTGTAACTCTGCTGTAGAGCCTACAAATAAAGCGTTCTTAATATTTTGATTTGCTGTTTTTGGTAACTCTTTTAAGTCTTTAAGTTTTTTTTGTAAGTCTTGTAGTTTATCTACCGTTGTCGCAACTTGTCCTATTAATTGACCAGCGACTTCATATGCTCTTGGGTGTTGTCCTTCTCTGGCGATGTCGAGTATCCCTTCAATCGCTTCCTGTCCTCTTTCAATTAGATTATAATAGTTTTCTCTGCTATATTTGTAGTCATTATCTACATCAGCTTTACTATCATCATCTCTACGAGGAACTGCGGGTTTAAATTCTTGTTTTACAATTTCTTTTTTAGGTTCTGGTTCATTGATACCTAAAATTTCGTTGACCTTATCTTCTAATTTACTCATAATACTATTTATTATATTAAATTGTAGTTAATTATACATCTAACATTGTGTTGTGGTTGGCAACTAGTATGCCAATGTTTACCATTAAAGATAACTACTCTACCCGCTTTTGGTGTTACTCTTTGTTTTTCTTTTAACTCATTAAAGTGTGGTACGTTATCATATCCTTCAAACTTATTTTCATAGATTACTGTATCGCCATCACTATCATTGACATAATATAAAACCACTAAATGGTCTACATCAGCGTCAACGTGTGGTGCATCTATATTTCTATCTTTTAGATTTAATGGGAGTTGTAAAAAAGAACGACCTTGTAAACAATCTTGTCTTTTAAAATTTATCTTTTGACAAGCGGCATCTATGATTTTTAATACATCTTTATGATATTCAAAGACGTTTGTTTTATCTGTAATGAAGTAATAAAAGAAACCTGGTCGCTGTTGTTTGTTATCTGGTTTTGTAACATCGGCTACAAATTGCCATTTTACTTTATCAAAGAGTATGTGTTGAATTTGTTTTTGAGATTGTTTATCTATAATATCATCAAAGACATAAATTTTATTATGTATCATTTTTATTAATTATTATTGAGGTTGCAATTGTATATCTATTATGATTACAATAACCAGGTTCAGGTTGGTGCATTAACTGAGAAGGCCACAAGTACCAAGTAAATAATTTTGGTTTAATACGATAATTAAAAAACTCATCTTCGTAAATAGTTCCCAATTCTGTTTCTGTTAAATAAAATAATCCTGAAATTTGAATATCTTTACTTTGTGTGTTTTTATTTTCTATATAATGTTTATGCCAAGTCGTTTTATGAAAAGTTCCTTTTTCACTTTTAAATGCCCAAGATTTCCAATTTACTACATTAAAGTTATTACTATTAATATAATCAGAAACACATTTTAAAAATGTATTTTTTAATTGAATAAAGTTTTTAATATTTTTTTCAAATAAAAATTCATTTGTTTGATGTTTAGGATGCATACATTTTGGAAAAATATCACAACACTTTTCTTGTTCTAGTAATTGATCTATTTGGGACATACATCTATAATTAAAATCTTTATCAAACTCTTTACTAAATTGAAATACACTAATCATTATATTTTCTCCCAATGAGATTTCATTGAATCTTTTATATCTTCATTCCAACCCTGGTATGTTCTAACATCAAAAGCAATTGTAATTCTTTGATCGTTATTACTTATACGATCTGTATAATGTTCTATCCAACTAGGAAAAAGTGTTATTTTACCATTTTGATTTTTTGATGAAAAAACATTTTTAGTATATGGTGTCAAATAATAAGTAGATGTATTATGTGTATTCACACAAATATGACCACTCAAAAAACCATAATTGTCAGAAGAATGTTTATGTAATCTAATTTGTTCTTCTTTTCTTAAAACATTAAACCAACATTTAACATAATAATTGCTTTCAATATCATAATTTAATTGTTTTAAAAATTTTTGTATTTGATTTTTTATAATATTTTTTAGAAAAGAAGTTTGCTTAAATTGTAATAAATTGTAATAAGAATGTCGTGTTGTTAAACTATTTTTAGATAGTCCTGTTCCACCATCATCAGAAAAAGAATAATTAGATAAAATGTCTTTTTCTAAAATTAATAAATTATTTTTTAAGGTGATTAAATCAATGTTTAAATTATCTTCGTAAATATAATAATCAAAAGTAGGATTAAACTTATTTAATATATCTTTATTCGTAAAGTGATATAACATATTCAAAAATCATAATAAAAAAATTATTTAGTATCTTACAATAACAATACCTTTTCCACCTTCATTTCCATATTCAGGGGTAGAATTAGCAGCTGTTCCACCAGCTCCACCACCTTTATTTGCTTGACCAGCTTGACCAGCAGCACCATTTGTAGGGAAAGGAGTAGGTAAAGAAGGTGCATACGGACCTCTCACAGCACCATTTCCTCCACCACCTTGACCACCAACACCAATACCAATTTGACCATTTGCAGAATAAGCAGAACCACCGCCTCCCCCAGCATAATAAACTGGTGTTGTTCCGTCAGCAATTGTATATGCTCTACCTATACCACCTGCACCTCCTGGAGTATTATCTTCACTTGCACCACCACCAGGACCACAACCATTTGTACCAGCCGCACCAGCACCTCCGCCACCACCACCAGATGAAAAATCTGGACCTGGACTATATCCACCTGCATTACCAAAACCATAAGCGCCAGAGTTTCCTGGTTGTGTAGGTTGAGTTGCTGATGGATTAGATATTGAATTAGCATCTCTTCCAGAACCACCACCCGATCCTCCAGGACTACCTTGATTAGCAAAACTTCCTCCACCACCACCACCTTTAGCAGTTAAAATTCCACCTGTACTTAAACCAGGATCTCCTGGAGCACCAAATATTGAATCTGATCCTGTATTACCATTTGGCATAGAACTTGCAGGACTATTTGGAGCTGCAGGTTTTGCTGCAGCACCACAACCAACTGTAACTGTAATTGTTCCACTTGGAGTTACAGGATAACCTGGCATAAATATTAATCCTCCAGCACCACCGCCACCTGAGCATGATGTCGCTGAACCCCCACCACCACCAACTACTAATACATCTGCTGATGTGATACCAGATGGTACATTAAAAGTACCAGATGCAGTAAATGATAAAGATGCTAATACTCTACTTATTATTGAAAATGAACGTGAACTTGTATTTGAAGCAGCATCTACTGCTCTCAACACAAAGTTATAAGTTGTTGTTGTTGAAGTTGTACTATCTGTACCTGAAATAATTGCAGTTCCACCTTCAGCCGCTGTGTTTGTAATTGTATATCCTGGAGGTAAAGAACCAGATTGTAATTCAAATGTTACGTTACCAGCTGATTCTGGATCAGTTGCGTTGACACTAAAAGAACCAGCAGAGTCCACAAGTTGTGTTCCTAATGAACCAGAAGCTGTTACAAAAGTTGGAGAAGCATCTATGTTAATTTGATCTGTTAATGTATTTGCTAAACCATTCCCATTAATAACTTTTACGTCATAAGGTTCATTAGCATTTGATAGACTAGATATTGCAATTACAGCCGTAATTTGTGTGGCACTATCTCTAGTCACACTATCAAAATTAACTTCAGTACCATTTGTTGTAACTAATTTGGCAGTTGCTGTTGCGTCAAAATTTGTACCTGTAATAGTAAATGTAGCATTACCTGTTCCATCACCTGACAAAACGTTTGTTGGTGATACTGATGAAACTATAGGGTTTGCTAATGCAACATTACTTTTTAGAATTTTTTTGAGAGAACCTGAACTAGCGTCATATATTAAAAGAATATCTGAATCGTTTGCTGCTTCTGATAACTCTGTTTGTCCTGTGAACGCAGTAGTATCTAAATTTGATTCTGTGACTGCATCACTAGTTAATGATTTTTCTTTAATTTTACTAATTGACATAAGTGTTTCTCTCTCTTATTATTTATACTATTTATTCATCTGAATCCGTAGATGGGTTGTATTTTTTGCCGTCTGTATATGACGTAATTGTTGTTGTAAACCCAAAATCATCATCAGCGTCTGCGCTAGTCGGGTTTGGAGTAATCACAATTCTATCTTCTCTCGCTTTATTTGTTGTATCTGTATCTGAATATAGATCAGATTGAACTTCTTTAATAACGCCTTGAGTTGTTGCCGGTCCAAATAAGTATGTTTTCGCCGTAAAGTTTAATGTGTATATTACTGCTCTTCGTTGTGTAAAATCACCATTATAACTATCATCATAATTAACATCATTAAGTATAATTGGTACATCTCTTTTAATATTTAAAGATGGTACAGCGTTGACTGTAACTGTGTAATCAGGTTGAAAAAATGGTAATATTTGTTCAACTATTTGTAGACCTGATTCGGCAGTCGCTGTAAATATATTTAAAGTATAAGATATATTATATGGTACAGGTGTGTAATTATAAGTCATTACTTTTCCATCTTCACCTGCTTTAACTTGTTTATACTTTTGAACTCTTGTTAATTTACGAGAACCATCATATGAGATACCAGATATTTCAAAACTCATACGAGGTAATGTAATCGCCATTTCTCGTTCACCTA